CCTGTTGTGCTCCAATTTGCTCAGCAGGCCCTGAATGAAAGACTCCGTCGAGAGATCGACAGGTGTCCGATACTCAGGCAAGTGCTTACTCTTAGCCATCAAGAGCCGAACAGTTATTTGGCCCTATATGGCTCCCAAAACGGCTTATGGGGAACCCTAGACCTATCGAGTGCGAGCGACAGGCTCAGTAAAGAGCTTGTGTCGTTAGTATTCGAAAAGGCACCAACCTTTTTGGAGAGGTTGGAGAAGTTCCGCTCCGTTGAAGTGAGCGCAGACCAAAAGCCTGCGCGAACTATCACGAAGTACGCCGGTATGGGTAATGCAACTACGTTCCCTGTGCAGAGTGTGGTTTTCGCTATGGTAGCGATTGCCGCGATACTACACAAGTTGGGCCGCAAGCCCACGCATAGGAGCGTTTTGCACGCCTCTCAAATGGTGCAAGTCTATGGGGATGATATCATTGTCCCCACGCACCATTGTAGTCAGGTAGAAGAGTGGCTCGAGTCCTTTGGCATGCGTGTTAACCGCAATAAGAGCTTCACGGAGGGTAACTTCCGTGAAAGTTGCGGTATGGACGCTTTCCTTGGAGTTGATGTAACTCCTTGGTACCTTAGGTGCGACCCACTAGATCCTAAACTGGAACCCGAGTTAATCGAACAAGTTGTAGCGTTCTCTAACCATTGCTGGGAAGAGGGCTACTACAGCCTGTCCGAAGTCGTCCTTACTCAAATCAGGCGGCGGGTCAAAAACCTGCCTCTGAAGTCGAATGAAGACGGCTTCATCGGTCTGACTAACCGCTGGAATGCTCGATCATATACTCATTGGTCGAAACGTTACCAGCGAGCCATCACGAAGGCTCATGCAATTAGGTCGAAGAAACACTCTGACCCAATTGACGGTTGGCCAGCCTTGCTGAAAAGCCTCTTAGTACCCCTTCTTGGGAGACCAGAGGGCCACTTGCCGCAAGTGTCCAGGAAGTACTCAACCAAACTCACGGTTGGATTCTTCTAGGAGGTTGCCTCGCAGAGATGCGAGTTCTGCTAAGTTTTAATTTAGCAGCAGAGAGGGCACCTTATCTTGATGTGGTTAACAACCCACAAGGCAAGTGTACCGACCGCAAGGTCGGAGCTTACTTCCCCCCGAAGCGCAGAGATAGCGACAGCCGGCCGCAAGGCCTTCTGTCTCTGTCCCCACGGGGGAGGAAGCAATTGCAGGG